ATAAAAAACATTAGATGCATTCTTTCATTTTCTGCTTCTGCTAACATTTCTCTTATGTCTGGTCCGTAGCCAACTTTCATTTTTCGTAGACTTTTAAAATGTAACCACATACCTGCAACCATACCTGGAACACCTGCAATAGTTTCTAATACTATTGCTCTATGACCATATCTTTTTGCAAAGAAAGTGTCCGCAATAAAGCGAAAAAATTTAGTCATAGATTTTGCAAATAAATCACTCATTCAAATGTTCCAATATATGCCTGCAGATTCTCCATATCTTGCGTTGTTAGTGCAGCTGCTTGTCCCCACATAAGAGCAGATTGTGCTCCTCTAGTTTCTCCGTTTTTATACTGAGTTAACATTGCTACTATAGATGTGCTTCCAGCAAGCTTAGGGCCTATGCCTCCTTCTCCTTTAGCGCCATGACAAGCCGCACAATTTACATATGCTTTTTGTCCTTTATCTATTGGAGTTTCAGATTGCATAGCAACTCTTTTTGCTTCTAATTGTTCTGAAAAAGTTCCATACTTTGCAGTATATTCTTCATAACATTCTCCATAACAACTATGAACATCTTTATAGCCTTTGTAATCTAAATTTGTATAAGCTGCGTAAGCTATACCTGAAATTCCTATTGCCCCGATTACTACAGGGAGTAATATATCTTTCATGTATTGTCTCCTTTTGTGTACTTGACTGTTCCTTGCATATCAAATACTCCTTTTTGTTTTTTAGGTGTTGGGTTTCTATCCTTTGCTATCTCACCAAGTCTATAAGTTTTTATATTTTTATCTTGTAGGGTAAAAATACTCATAGCAACAATAGACATAGCTAGTGGTGATAGTATTAGAAGATAACCTTGTATTTCCTCTACACTCATTAAATATCTCCATATTTACTTGTAAATTTTCCAAATGAATAATCTTCTCCAATATCAAAATCACAACCAATCGGTGTGCCTGGAATAGATATTCCCCTATCTTTTTGCACATTTCTTCTAACTACTTCGCAGTAATCTTCTACTTCTTCTTCATCTACTTCAGCTAAAATAGAGTCATGTACAAGAGCAAATATTTGAGCTCTCATACCTCGTTCTTTAACTTCTTTATGTGAGTCTATGGCTCCGAGTAAATTTACATCAGATGCGATAGATTGTACTAAAAAGTTAATACCACTACGAACTTCATGTGCTGCAATACCTTTATCTTCACTAAATACATTTGGTAATCTTCTTTTTCTTCCAAAGTATGAGTAGATAAAACCATTGTCTTGTATAAATTGTTTTGACCTGTCTAACCAAGTCTTTAATCCATGAAACTGTGAAAAATAATCTTCAATAACTTCTTTTGCTTCAGTTGTACTAAAATATTTTCCTGAGTCTTTTGATACTTGTTCACTAATTTTCTTTGGACCTGCACCATACATTATACCAAAAGTTACAGCTTTTGCCATTTGTCTTTCAGTAGAATAATGTTTGGTGACTTCTTCAACTGTGCCTGGTAGATTAAATACTAGTTTAGCAATTTGACTGTGAAAGTTTCCTCCGTCTTGAAAGACTTTCATAAGTGCTTTATCATTTGCTAATACAGCCGCACAATATACCTCTGCAGTAGTTAAATCCATTGCAACAATCTTATTACCTTCTTTTGCTTTGATACAACCTTTTACTATTGGATTATCTCTAGGTATTTGTTGCATATTCATTTTACCACTTGAAGATAGTCTACCAGATGTTGTACCATGTAAATTAAAATTAGTTCTTAATCTACTATCTTTATCTAGTTGTGGATATATCTTATCTAAATATGTAGATTTAATTTTTACTTTTTGTCGTATATCCAAAACTAATTTAGGTATTTCATGAACTTCTGCTAGTTTTCCTAATACTTCTGCATCTGTACTATTTGCACCTGTGCCAGTCTTTTTACCTGTAGGTGTCAGTTGAAGATAATCAAATAGTAATCCACGAAGTTGTACTGTACTATTTGGATTAAAGTCTTTTCCTTGTGCTTCTTCAAATTGTTTTACAGCAGGATATTTATATAACTTATCAACTGCTTCTTCAATTTCTTTCTGCATGAGTGCTGTAGACTTCATAAGTCTATCTTTATCAAAAGGCACTCCATTATCCTGTGCATCAATTAAAAACCTACAACCCTCTAAAAGAATATCTTTGTATACACTGTGCATTTTTGGGTTTTTTACTATTGCATTTTCAAACTTTTGAAATAAAATAAAAGTACAAACTGCATCCATTGCAGCATAGTCTTTCATTATATCAAATGGAATCATATCCCAAGTAAAACTATCTTTTAGTATACCTGTTCTTTTTCTATAATCTTCTATCCATTGATACATAGGTTTTTCATAATCACCATATGGTGTATGTTTTAGTGTAAGTTGTTTTAATCCATGTGTGCCAGGTTGTTCGTCTAACATATAATGCATTAACATAGTATCTTCAAATCTTGGAAACTTAAATCCAAAGTGATACTCAAAAAATGCAATATCAAACTTGGCATTATGAAATACTACTCTTTTCTTATCAAAAAGTTGTTGTAATAAATTCTCTGCTTGTTCATCAATACAATCACAGTCTATGTATGCGCCATGTTCTGCTTCATATGATAAACTAATACCTAGCATATGTCCATCTCTTGGATATAATCCACTTGTTTCAGAGTCTAAAGCAACAAAATCATTCTCATGCTCTATGGCTCTAGTTAAGAATACATATAAATCTGCACTCTCTGTTATGCCATAAATGTTATCAAGTTTTTCTTGTTTCAAATCTCCATTCATATATCTAAATATATTATCTCTTGATTCTTCCCAAGTCTTTTGTGCTTCAGGTTTGAAAGCTAACATTGCAGGGTTTATAACAGGTAAGTATTTATTATCTACTAATCTACCTGAATACTCTGTAATTGAACCTTCTTTTGTATAAAATTTTAGTGGCTCTGACCCAACTAAAATTACCCAGTCATAATCATCTGGATTAAACTCAATATCAACATCTCGTTTTAATACTCTTTTTACAGAGGGATTAGAACAAAGTTGAAATTGGTCAAATTCAAATGAGTTATCAAATAAGCTAGTATAGTCGTTTCTACTGGGTTTTGTTTCAACTATTGCTATTGCTTGACCTTGTAATACTTCAGCCATATAACCTCTCTTTTAATTTTTTAATATTTTCATGTGATAATGCTCCCGCATCTCCTAATTCTTTTCTAATTTTTATTCCGTAATAAAGTAGTCCTACTTCTTCACATAGTTCTATAACTCTATTTTGAGCATCAAGTCCTGCATCGTCTGGGTCAAAAAATATATCTATCTGTGTTACTCCTTGCATTTTTAACAATGTAAGTTTTTCTTTATTAATATTTCTTGTACCAAAACAACATATAGCATTTCTTAATCCTTTATCATATAGATTTATAACATCATATATCCCTTCTACTAGGATAACTCTTCCATTTATTGGAGTAACTTTTGCTGGATACAAAGGAAGTACTGCACCAGGAGGCTCAAATAAATACTTTGGTATTTGTGTTGGAGATTGCGCACGATTATTAAATGCAACAATTTTACCTCTAATATCCCTAATTGGAAAACAATACCTTCCCTCAAATCTTGAATGTCCTGATAAAAAACATTCAAAATCATTTAAGGTGTTTTCTGATATACCTCTATGACTTCCCATATACCTCATGGCATCACTTGGCATTGTTAAGCCTATGGAGTCTGCTCTCTTTTCTTGTAATTTTCTCTTAAAACCTTCTCGTCTAATGTCAAGTGCATTTGATGGTGCATCGAAATGCTTAAATAAATTTCCTTTATAACCACAAGAAAAACAGTTATATATTCCAGTTACTCTATCGATTCTCATACTAGGATTCTGGTCATCATGCTCTGGGTTTAGACAGCGTACCACAAAGTCTTTTGGTGAAACTTTATATGGTATTTTTTGTTGTTCTAATAATTCTTCAACTGTCATCTTCTTCAGTAGAAAAAGGTTTTACATTCCAACCTTCTAATCTATCTCCTAATTCTTCGTACCAAGTCATATCATTACCAACTTCATCACTTTCATGTGGGTAATATAAACTTTTAAATATTAATTCTAGCATTTGTAAATAAATAGCAACAAGTTGGTCTTGATGCCATAAATGTAAAGGCTCCCAAGGGTGTTCAAGTAGTTTATATACTGTTACTACTGCGTCCCAAGAAGGATTTTCTTCTCGTATTGCATGAGCTACTCTTAATCTTTGTGAGCCTGCAATACACCAATAATTATTCATGCAAAGAAAAGGATTTTTAAATCCTTCTCTTTCTACACTTGCAAGAAGCGGTGTATTAACAGGAACTCTATTAGTAAGTTCTATCTCATTTATTTCTTTACTTAATAGTTCACTAGCTGTCATATTTTCGACAGTAAATTTAGGAAACCATATAGTACGAGCTTCTCTTGGGTCAATTCTATTGTGCGCCATTATCTAATCCAACATTTATAACCTGTGCACTTGCTTTTTATATCGCCACACATTTTACAAAACTCTTTTTCTTTTTCTTTGCGAATAAATTTTTTAAATTTTATTGCCACTCTTCCTCCGTATCATGTCCCATAGCTTGTGCACATATATGTTCATAGATAGGTCTAAACTCATCTATTGTCAAAGGTGTAATCATATTATTATTACACACTTTGAAATATGTTTTCCAAGCTGTTTCTAATTGTTTTTCTGTATACCATATCATAAATCGTCTACTGCCTCTCCAGTTTTCATTGATTTTTCTACTGCTTCTCTTTCTTTTGGACTTAATTGTGATTGCGGACCAATCTTCAAAGTTTCCCAATCAACTTCAGACGAGAAACTAGACATTACATTACTTCTCATTTTAACACAATTAAATGTCATACATCTATCTTCTTGTTCCCATGTTTCTAATGAGTAAGCTGCATCAGCTGCATCTAATATTCCTTTTGCAAATCTTGCTTCTCCACTCGCATCTATCTGATATGGAGAAAAAACCATAGTTTCATAGTCTTGAGCAAATACTTTCAGTTTCTTACTTACTTCTATTTGCTCTGTCCAATCATATTGTCCAGAGCGACTTGGCACATTGTGGCGTCGAACTTGATTCAAATAATCAACTATGATTATTCCTACATCAAGACTTTTTACTTTTTTGTCTAGCTCAGATTGTATTCTTGATAAACTTAAAGATGGGTCATAGACAACATCAATTTGTTTATCTTCACTTAGTTTTAGTTTTGATAAAGAAGAATGAAATCTTTCAAAATCTCTATCCCTTTCAAACTCTTGGAGAGCACTATCGCTTTCTTGAAAACGACCTGCCCACCAACCTCCAACTAAGTTCCATTCTTCACTAGAAAGATTTTTACTGCGTAATCTCTTGAGAGGTACACCAGTAGAAATAGAACATACTCTTTGAAGTATACTTCTACTATCCATTTCTATTGTAAAGTAAATTGCAGAGCGTCCAGAGTCATAAACTGTACTTGCTAAATTACAACAAGTCACTGATTTTCCTGCACCTCTTCGACCTCCCACAAGTACCAAGTCTTTGGGAGAGAACTGTATCTGTGAGTCATACTCACTATTTAGTCCTAAAGGTAAATAACGAGAGAGTTCTTTGTCATCTTCAAAAAGATTGATTGCCTGCATACTTTCTGCAGGAGGCTTAACATCTACTCGGTCACTTACCTTTAAAACTATTTCTTGTAATCCTTCTATACTTTCTTCTGCTGTCGCAATAGCTACTGTATTATCTACATAACTATCTAATTCATTTAATATTTCTGTTTGGGTAAATTCATTTTTAAGATAATCTAAAAGTAAATCTGCTGATACATCTACTTCAACAGATTCCATAGCCACTACTTTTTCTTGTAGGCTTCTATCTCTTAATCCTGTTTTAAATTCTTCCAGACTAGGAAGTTCTTGATATATGTCAATATGTTTATCTAGTGCACGGTAAACCGCTTGGTACTCGCTAGGAAGATAAATATCTTTTAGCTCTGACCAAGTATCAAAGTCTTTCTCAACAATAATCTGTTTGAGCAATGCACTAGCAATATTCACTTATCTCTCCCAAGAATAAGCAAGGGAGCGAACTCCCTTGCCTAAACATTGCTAATTAACCGATTTCTTTTTTAGCGGCTCCATTGTAATTAGCACATTGAAGACCTCTTCTGGTCAACATTGTTTTTACGCCTCTTACAGTCTTGCCAATTTCGTCAGCTATTTGTTCAACAGTCATATCTGCAATTTCAAGGTCAGCTAAGACATCAGCCTTACTTGAACCTTTAGTTTCTTTTTGCTTAGGTATGCCGTTTATGTCTCCACTTCTAAGTAAAGATAATGCTTTTCCTCTGATAGAGTTTACAGATTTGCCTAAAGCATCTGCAATTTCTTCTACAAAAGAACCATCATTAACCATAGAAACAAAAGTCTCTTCCTCTTCAGGAGTGTAAGTTCTTACTGTTTCTTGCTTAGGAGCAGGTTTAACATGACCAGTAAGTTCCATTGATAGAATCTTACCTTGTATTGATTTTGCTGAAAATGCTCCGCCTTCAAAGTTGCTAGCAATTTCTGCATAAGTGTAACTTCCAGAATTGTCAGTTACAAAGTTTTGTAAAGTTGCTTCTTGTTCATCAGAAAATGATTTAGAAGCAGATGCTGAAGCTAATTCAACATCATAACCCATTTTTCTCAATTTTGAAGAGATACTTCTTGTAGAAGTTTCTAACTCTTCAGCTGCTTCAGCAACTGTAGCTTGAGAGATAGGGCTTTCAGAACCAACAAAATCAGTTAATTGTTGAGTTCTTTCATCTGTCCACTTAGGTAGTGCCATGATTTTCTCCTTTTAATAGTTGTTTTATATTATTATATACTGTTATGCCCATCGAGTGAGCCTTCTTTGTTTTTGCACTTTCGATTCCACTTTCGTTTACTAAGTAATTAACATCTCTTGTGAGATTGTCCTTTACATCAAATCCGTTCTGCATTAAAATTTGCTGTGCAATCGCTTTAGTCTTGTAAGACTTTAGTTTTCCTGTAATACATACAGTTCCTCTACTTTTTTCTTCAGTAAAGGTTTTCTCACAAGTAAATGAAAACGGTAACTCATAAAACTTATCGAAATGAAAAGTGTTAAGTAACCATTCGACTAAATTTGATGCCGCTTTAGGCCCCAGACCTACTTCCTTACATTTTTCTAGGGTTATCTCGCTAATGTTCGAAATTTTGTTTCTGAATTTGTTTGAAGCGCTTTGACCTATCAGCGGTATCGAGAAGGCTGGAAGGAGAGTTATGAGGTCAACAGTCTTACTTTTTTCTATTTCTGCGTGTAACTTTGTACCAAGTTTCTCGGAATCCAAGCCTTCAATTAAATCTTCTTTGGTTAGATTATAAATATCAGAGATGGAGTGTAAATCTAACTTTTCTACTGCTGCAGGACCAAGTCCTCTTATCTTCAAAGTTTTAGCAAAATGCTCAACTTTTTTAGTAGATTGTGCAGGGCACAAGTTAGAGTTTTCACAATAAAGAATATCATTACGCCAAGTAAGTTCTGCGCTACACGCAGGACAATGTGTGGGTATTAATATTTCTCTCAATCTTTCTTCTCTAATTTTATATTGTATTATTATAACAAATCAGACATGAATTGTCAAGAACTATTTTTTGGGAAGTCCCTTAGAATGAGCGAGGAAATTTTAAAACATTCGGTATGTCCTCCAAATTTTATTTTGGGACTATACTTATCGTGTTCGTATTTTTCATGTAGCAATTGCTCAATTTGCCACACATGGAATAGAGTAGAGGTATAAGTTCTTTGTATTCGTAAGTCATATCCTCTAAACCCTCTACTTCGTTTGATAACATGACGCCAGTCTTTACCACTAGCAATACCTACTTTAATACATTCTCTCTCAAAAGTTTCTTTATTTACTAATATTACTCCATATAACACACCTTCTCTATCACATTCTTCTGGATAGTTTCTAAAATATGTTGCGTTATATATTCCTCCTGCCATTAGTACATTGTATAATAAACTGTTAACTCTTCTCCTACTTGAATTGGTCTTACTGTGTATAATCTTGACCAGTCCCTTTCTACTACTATGAAACAATTAGGATTATCACTATGATTTAAGAAGCCACCTAAAGGTGTTCTTTGTCTACCTAATTCTTCTTTCTTTGGTGCGGTATGCGTAATACCTATGAATATTTTAGCATCTAAATTAAATCTAGCAAATATACCATAGCCATCTATAGGAGATTTTGCTAACTCTAAATTATCTGGTATGGGTCTATATGTATTTTTAAATTTTTTCATGTACTCTCGATGCAGATAACTTCATTTTACACTTTCGCATATCTTTAGTTCTATATTGGAAATCCAATGCATCAGAGAGTTTTTCAAAACTATAAACTGCCGAAACAGCTTTATCCATAAATATAACTTTTACTTTATATTCAAACATTAATCAACTCTTGATATTATTTGGGGAATAATTTCCCCTGCTCTTATAACTTCTACATGACAGCCTATTTCAAGTCCAAGACCTTCTATTATTGCTGGATTATGTAAGGACGCTCTAGAAACGGTAGCGCCTCCAATCTGGACAGGTTCTAAAACAGCAACAGGTGAAACTGCCCCTGTTTTTCCAACTTGCCATAGCACATCAAGTAGTTTTGTTACTACTCCTGAAGGCTTTTCTTTTAATGCAAAAGCTCCTCTAGGGTGTCGTGATGTATAGCCAAGTTCTTCAAAATAAGAATAATTATCTACTCTAAATACTTGTCCGTCTTTTGGAAATTCATCATAAGAACTATCTATGCAGGTTTCAAATCCCCACTCTTTAAGTTTTACCATATCATCTAAATATGTATCTTCAAGATAGGGTTGTAATCCGTATGCTACAAAAAATACTTGTCTTTCACTAAACTCTCTAACTGAATGTAGACTGAGTGCGCCAGCAGCATAGTTTCTAGCATTAGGAATTGTTTTGGGAGCCACTACTTCGCCTGTTATCTGTATAGGTATTTCACTAACTTCCTCAGGTAAATCAAATTGCAATAATTCTCGCATATTGTCTGTAATATCTACTCCCTCTTTTCCATCTCCTCTTGTGAGTGCTTGATTTAACTTACCACCTATATAGGTTAAAGCAACCGCTGCTCCATCAAGTTTTGGACTAACTACAACAGGGTTTCTCTTGTAGTCAGGAGAAGTTTTATCTCCTTCATAGACTTTCTGTAAAGAATACATGGGAAATAAATGTTTAAATCTAGAATCTTTAGCTTCGATTTCATGTCCAATGTCATCTATTAAAGCTGAACGCTTTTCTAAAACATCATAAAGTTCATCAGGAATAATTGGCATACCATTATAATATGCTATTCTTGCCCTTCTTATAAAGGCTTCTAATTCTGATGTTGGATTATACATTATTTTCCTATATCTTTTACTTCGTTTCTGGGTATAACTTGATAAGCCCCTTTATTGTATGCAGGGGCTATAGTATGTTTTTTACTTTCTTCAAGTTTCCATTGATTATTTGTTAAAGATGTGTTGCCAAATCTTTTACTATGTTCCTTCAACCTTTCAATAAAATCATCTTTCTTGCTGGTGGAGCTGGAGGGAATTGAACCCACGACCTTCGCAGTGCAAGTGCGACGCTCTCCCAACTGAGCTACAGCCCCTTGTCTTTTCTTTCTTGGTTGAGTTTTTCTTTTGATTTTTCGACCGTGTCGGTCATAATTCATACTACATTTAATAATCATTTGTATATTATACAAAAGTTTAAACTAAATGTCAAGAACTATTTTTAGGTGAGGTAAATTTGGTCCAATACTGTTTTAAATTCCTGCTCAATAATATCTTTACTTTCAGCAAGTGATACTATTTCAAGCATACCAGCAAGTAGATTTCTAGTATTATTAAAATCTATAGGCATTGTAATGCCGTCTTTACTGGGTTTCCATTCTTCATCAAAATCTAGATAGTATTTCCTTATTGATAAGTACTCTATATCTCGGAAGGTATTAATAACAAGGCGCACTTGTTCTGTTTCAGTTTCCTGAATTACTTTTTCATAAATGCTTGGTGCTGTTAAATCAATCATTTTTAAGTATTCGATTTAACGGTAGTATACTAATTACACTTTTAAACTTTAATAGTCTATATGAATCAGTATCCCAACAAAATAATAATACTGTTGTAGCATCTTCTTTTGCACGAGTTTTCTTTTCTTGTATATACTTTGTAGAGAAATCCCTAGTGCAAATGTTATACTTTTGTTTTCTTGAACGCAAGCTTTTATATGTTATTACTGCGTCGCCTGCATCATCTATCTTCTTCTTGAAGTCATCTTTTGTCATTCTTCCTCCGAACTAATCCAACAAAATATTTTGAATTGTTAGTTGTCGAGGTGGTCTCAAAAGATACTAAAAAAGCAAGGGGTCAATTCAATGCCCCTTGCCCGCAACAGCAATGCTAACTGTTAATGTTCTCTACTATATTCGCAAAATAAACGGCTGCTTTTCCTGTAAGTTTAGCTATAATAGCTGCATCTACCTCTTGACCTGCATCACTTAATACAGCAGTCAATTTAGATTGAGCGTCTGCTACACTGACTCTTCCGCCTCCGTTTCCATTTGATTTACTTGAAGTAGAAACAGGGTTTTTTCTAACATATACTCCCGCTTTTGTGAGTATCATTCTTACCCCATTTGGAGATTCTAATAGCTCTTCAGCTATATCTTTTACTATCTCCACGCTTGTTTCAGGAGTTGGTTCTGCTTCCTGATACATCTGTACAGCTTGTGCCTTCTTAGTGTCGTCCCATGCCATTCTTTTTCTCCGTGTTTTTCCAAATTTTTGTTCATACTCATTAAGAGTTTTAGTATTTCTATAGCCAGGTGCCCAACCAGTGGACTCTAACATTTGCCTATAAAATCTATCACTCATAACTTTGTTTTTTCAATTATTTATATTATACTAAAAATTAGAGGTGAAGTCAAGAACTATTTTTTGTTTACTCAGAAAAATGCTTGTCCAATGTAAGCAAATCTTCCTCAGCAGCGGATAACTTAGAAAGTTCTCCTCGCATTGCTTCTACTACATCTGGGTGTTCTCCTATCCCAGCAGGATTATTGAAGTATACTGTTAAATTTGCTTTATGTTTTGCTGCTTCACCTTGAAGATGAAGTCTTAGTAGTTTCAGTAGGTCTGTTTTCATTATATTTTATCCATGATTTTTGGTTGTGTAACCATTGTTGTAATAAATCCCGTTGTCTAATGTGATGCGATACATCTTCATTAACATTAAATATATGCATATCTAAAACTTTTACTATGTTTATTATGTGGTTTTCCCACTCTTTTCTATGATTTTTAATAGCCATAACCGTTCGGGTCTTCCCATTTTTCGGGTTGGTTATGTTTTCTATGGGTTTCTTTTTCTTCCCAGTTTTCTATGGCTTTCTTTATGCCTTCCTCAGCTAATATAGAGCAGTGCATTTTTATTGCTGGAAGGCTCAAAATATCTGCTATTTCTTGATTCGTTATTTGTTTTGCTTCCTCTATTGTTTTTCCTTGTAGCATATCTACAAATAATGAAGATGAAGCTATTGCAGAGCCACAACCATAAGTCTTAAATTTGACTCCATTTATGACTCCTTCTTCATTTAGTTTTAGTTGTAGTTTCATAACATCACCACACGCAGGTGCTCCTACCATAGCTGTTGCTACATTAGGTGCTTGTGGGTCAAATTTACCTACTGCAAAATCCTTTGGATTTTCTAAAACTTTTTCAAATCTATCTACTACTTCTTTACTGTATGCCATTGTCTTGTAATCCTAACATTCCTTTTGCGAAACCTTTTTTAAACCTTTCTGATAAATCATCTGAAAACATTGTTATAGTTAAAAAGGGTAATGTAAGACTAAACATAATAAATACTACTATAAGTGCAAGTACTTTTCTTTGCACAAATATATTCTTTGGTTTTGCATCTCTTACAAATCGCCATGCAGGATAATATAAGCTATACATAGCTGTTAATACTCCTGCAAACCAAAATACTGCTATTATTGATAAAATATCCATTTAGTGTTCCTATCATAAGTATTTCTCCAAGTGTTTTATGCTTCCTATATCATAAGCAAGAGCAAAGGCTTGATACCCTGCTTTATTGCTATCTAGCCAAGGGAACATAGTTTTACTTAAATCACAAGGCGTTAGAACATCAACTTGATATCCTCTAGCGCCATACTTTTCTAAGTAATTACATTCTCCTAAGCCTGCCATACTTTTTTGATATTCTAAGGTATGTTCTCTTTTTATAATACCAAAATAGTTTTCTTTTGGGAGCCAAACTTTTTCTCCAACTTGGAACTCTTCTGCTATACATTCTTCGGGTAAAAGTATTTCTTTTCTATTATTATAGTTTTTTGGCATTTTTTCTGGAACACCAAGTCTTGTAATAATATTTTTTACAAAAGCAGGAGAACGATACATTCCCTCTGCTAGTTGAGATATATTTTCTCCGTTTGTATAGCCCCTCACGACTTGCTTTATTTCATCTTCAGAAGCAGGTTTTCCCCTCTTCTCAGCTTTGAATCTTTCTTTTCTTTCAAGAGTATCTTCAAAGTCGTCTATGATGTTCTGAAGTCTGGTCGTGTTATACCTAATATTCAGAAGTTCACAAGCTTCTTTCTTTGTGATAGGATTATCTTGTCTTAAAAATGAGATTACCCTACTGATGTTATCATCAGTAAGGTTCTCATGAGCTTTTCTTTTTACTGTTCTCATCTTGCAGTAATTCTTTTTTCAGTCCAAGCTTCATCTACATTCCACCATTCAGGTTCTCCTCTAACTTTCCAAGTTGCGAATGTTCCTTTGTCTTCGTGGTAGAACTTTCTATATGCTTCGACTGGATTATCTGTTTTGCACGAGTCTGGCATAGCGAGTGCAAACCGTGTAAGTCCAATCCTCGGTATATCGAGGTCGGGTAAGTTTGCGATAACATCATGCATCGACTTATGAGACTTGCCTCCATATCTGTAGCCGTACTCCTTGTTGAGTTCGTCTGCCAGTCTGTATAGCCACTCATAGTTGTCGAGAGACTCCCGTACCCAAATACTACAAGGGTGGTTGTACATAGTAGGAAGATAAGGATAATCGCGAGGGTTATTCGTTTTTTGTACTCTAACTTTTTCCCATTCTTCACTTGTAATTTTTCTCGGTATGTGTCCTGCATATTTATTAATCCAATGTGCTGTACACAATAACTGTGCTGATTCTAATATCATTTTAATGATATGCTTATCGCAATGATATTGTGCACACTTTTCTATGTTTTCGTCTAATATAAAAATATTCATAAGTATATATTATACTAAAAATAAAACTATATGTCAAGAACTATTTTGAGTTAATCTTATCTTTTGATGTTCCAGCATATAGTCCAAACCATGCTGCTCCTGCTCCTACGACTATACTAATTAATCCTGATTGTTCTAGTGTTGGACTCTCTAGTGCCATAAACCACATAACAGAATAGTATAGTAAAAAGATATATACTCCTAAGAATGCTCTAGGAAAAATTCTCCAAGCATCAATCATAGCAGATAAATGAATCCACTTCTGCCATGGATTTGCTTTTTCTCCTTGTTCCATTTCAAATATTTTTTGTTTTAAAGCATTGTTTTCTTGTATCATCTCCATAAATTTATTTAAATCTATTTCAACTTCATTTCGAGACATATCACCACTAAATTTTTCATTAGCCATTGTTTTCTCCCTCAGCCCATTTTCTAACAGACTCTTGTGAACTTTGTTCTTCCAACTTTTCTAATCTTTCTTCATGCTCCTCAAGCCAATCTTCTAAATCTTCAAATCTAGCTTGAGCAGCAGGATTCTTATCAAACCACTTACTTGCTTTCTGCATAGCCCACCATTCACGAAGAAACTGTATCATGTCTCTCCTATTGATGAACCTGGCTTATCTTCTCTTTTTTCAGGTAAACTATTTATATGTTTTAATACTTTTTCTTGGTCCTCTACCCATTCTAAATAAGGACATTTTTCTTCTTCCTCTTTTTTACAAAACATTTCTTTATAAAATTTAATCAGCAACTGTAGTGACCTCTCTATAGTATACAACTACTGTTTGTAATTCAGTTATATATCTTTTTAATTCTTGTGTATTATATGCCATTAACTCATAGTCAGGTACAGACATAGCGAGAAAGACTACTTGACCTTGGTCTTTCTTAACTCTTTCTAAAAATTCTTCTATATTTTTATCTGATACTACATACCACTTTGGTTCTTTTAAATCTATTTCTCGTGGTAATATAGGTTGTATTATTTGTCTATCTATGGGTTTTGAACTAACTTCAATCTGTCGTGTTGTTGCACAACTCGTTAGCACTACCATCAAGACAATCAATATTCCTACTAATTTGCTCAATCGCATCAAATACCTCCTTTGTTCCTTTATTTACTCGTTTTTCTATTAAACCTGGCTTTGCAGCTGCTAGCTTTGTTAAATTATGTCGTCTAAAAATATCAAGATAACGATTCATTTCTTTTTGTGCTTCTTGACTTCTTTTAGTTAATTGTGTTAGTTCTTGTCCTTGTGTGGCAAAATCTTCTTGTAAGGTAGATATAGTTTCTTCTTGTGTTTCTACTGCTACATTTAGTTGAGCATTGTTTTCTCTTAGTCTTTGATTTTCATTCCAAAGCCACCAACATGCTAAACTTAAAACTACAATTACTCCTATGAAAACTTTACTCATAATCTTTTCCTTGCTTCATCTACTATATAATAGATTATTACTGTCCATATTGTCAAATTAAATAAAAATAAAGATACTTTTTCAGGAATAGTAAAAATCCACACTAATATATCCATTGTACTATGATTTATAAAAATTTTCTTCTTGAATTAATTTTGTTAAAAACCATTCAGCTTTTCTTAAATCTTCAACACCATTCTTTTTTTCATATCTCCAAAGATATTTTATAATACTTGCTTTTAAATATCCTTTAAACTCTTTTGTTCCCAAAGACGATTTTATTGCATCTATACACTCTACCTCACCTTTATAGTGAGAGGGGTTTATTGTATCTTCTGGAAATAAATCAGATATTGTTCTTTTCATTTTACCACCCTTGATGTCCTTTCTTTTTCTTTTTCTTTTTAAACTGTAAACGCCCTGAAAGTCCTAATATTGTAAATACTACACAAAGACTTGTTACTACGATTACTCCTAATACTGCTGATGCTATTTCTAATAAAATTATTAAATTCATATCATACATTGTGTTTTTGTTTTGTTAAAATTAAATCTGCCTCTATATCTGCTTTTTCTTGTTGAATTTTGTTTTGTAATAGTCTGGCAAACTCCTCTATGTATTCTTCCAAAGACATTCCTCTTTCAGCAGCGTGCTGTGCCGCTTTCATTAACATTTCAGATGATAACTTTATTTTAGACATGTTCCCAAGGTTCTCCTTGAAAAAGAAGAGCTTCTGCTTCTCTTCTGCGTATAAGTCCATTTAATACTTCTCCTCCTGCTTTATTCCATCTTTTAATTTGAGTTGGAACTTCTTCATAATTACCTTCATTTAGTACTCTTAATAAGGTAGACTCCCTAAGATTAGTCGGACCAAGATTGAATACCCAAGCAACTAAAGCATCAAACTGAGAAGGAGTTAATCCTACTGTTACCATATCGTTTATATAGT